AGCACTTGTGATTTTAATTATTTTAATTGGAATATTTTTAATAATATAAAGGAGAACAAATGGACACAATGAACCTAAATAGTAGAGAAGCTTATAAAAAAATGACAGAAGCAAGTAATGATTGGTCTAAATGGGCTGAGAAAGTTATAATCTTAGATGAGGGAAAAAAAGCAATGTTTTCTAAATTATTTTTAAAATATAAACTTGATACTAAAACAGTTATTGAAGCTGAACATAAAGCTAGAACTGACCCTGAGTATGAAATAATAATTAAAAGTTATGCTAATGCTGAAAGCCAACTTATAAAATCAAAATTAATGTATAACAATCTTGATCGTTACTTATCTGTTAGACAGACAGAAGTAAAACGAGATTTAACTCTTGCTGGAAAACAAGAGGGATAAAATTCTTAGATGGCCATATGCTCCCATCCAAGATAGACCCATAACCGAGAGGTTGTGGGTCGCCTTTAAGCCACAAGGTATTAAATTAAAAAAGGAGAATAATTACATGTTGTGTGAAAAACTTTGTGGCTTAATGCCAAGTGATATTAAGATGTTTTAGATTGGTATCTTCTGTAATTTTCTTTGAATCATATTTATAGGAAACAAGTAATACATCTGAGTTCTGATTAAACTCGCTAATCATTTGTTTAAGCTTTGGATGAGATGGTTCTGTATCAATAAATCTTAAACATACAAAATGACCATTAGGATAATAAGGACTCTCTAGTTGAAATTCTGCTTCTATGATTACTGCATCTATATCCATAAATACTCATTATTTTTTCTTATTTCTGTTCAAGACCTTATCTGTCATTTTTGTACTAAATGTCGCTGTAAAGACGATAATTACAAGATACCATACTGAGTCAGGAAGATCATTTATAATCCTAACCCATTCTTCAAATCTATCTCTTGTACTTTCAAACCAGCCTGTACTTAACATTCCAATTAGCCAAACGAGTAAAATTTCATCTTTAAAACTTTTGTCCTGAGATTTAATTCTTTGAACATCAACTTCTTTACAAGCTTCTATTTCTGCCTGTCTTATTGTTTTAACCTTTTCGGCTTTATGTTTAAAATGATCTATTGCTTTATTAGCAATCATTTTAGTTAATGGATTTTTTAATAAACCTAACCACATATTATTCTCCTAATAATTCTTTTTGCATTTCGCAATAATGTATAATTTTATCCAAATCTTCTTTACCATTTTTAGAGTTAAAACGACATATATATTTTACAACACATCCTTGAATAAAAGATAAATTATTAGCTGTTATAAATTCTATTGGTTGAATTTTATATGACTTATAATGCTTACCCCCAACTTGCCTTGTAATCGCTGAATTAGACCCCTCTATGCTCGTTTTACATCCACAATTTTTGCACTTTGTCATACTATTTTACCAATCCACTTACCATTCTTATCTAGCACCATTGGATAGAGAATTGGCTGTCCATCAATTATTGCACCTGTTCCAATAACAAATCTTAATCTAAAATTTTTTGAATAACCAAAAGCTAAAGAACTTTGTTTTGTTAAACATCCACATTGTAAAGACCAAACTAGATTATCAGGATTGCTAAAGTATTGGATATTAAACTTTGAGTGGAAATGGAACTGACATACATTTTTACCATATTGCATAGCAAGTTTTAAACCATCTGCCGCCATTCCATGAGTAAAGTAACATTCAGAACCATCGCTTAGTTTAATGTTTAAATCTTCAACCCATTTCCAATTATTATCTACCTCTAAAAATTCATTATATGATCTTAGATAAGCTTTAGGCATACCATGTTTTAATGCTCGTCTATAAATTAATGATGAGTGGTTAGAGTGTAATAATATCATTTTAGGAAATATCTTTTTAAGTTCCCAAATATATTTTTTACTAATTTTTAATTCATCTCCAGCACTAGGAAGATCAGGGTCGCTATCGTAAAATGATAATGCGTGTTTATCTAATTCATCTCCACCATTAACAATTAGATCAGGTTTTAATTTTTTTTTTAAAGCTTTTAAAAAATCAAATGCTTGTGGATGATGGTATGGTATATGAAGATCAGAAATACATAAAATTGCTTTGTACATATAATGTTCTTTATATGTTATAAGTTGTGTTAATGCAATATTAGTGGGATTACATCTTCTTTTTTTTGTAAGTATAAGATTTTCCTTTACCTGACTTACCAGATTTTTTTGGAAGTTTCTTTTTACTTTTATATCCAATTCCTTTTGGCATTTTTTTCTCCTGTTTAAATAAATGATAGAAAACTTCTAGTCCTCTAAAAAACATATTCATTAATTAACAACCTTACCACCTGACCATTTCATATCAGGTAATCCATTTTCATATTTCTTTCCATCAAAAGTAAGAACTTGTTTTCTATTTGAACCCTCAACATAAGAACAATGAATCCAACCACTATTAGCTTCTCCTGTCCAATATTCTAAAATGAGTTGGTCAAAATCACAATTAGCTTCAATCCATATTGCTACTTGAAGATTAGATACTCCAGCTATTTCAAAATCAACAGCTTCGCCTTTGGAATGTTGGCTCGTCTTTTTTGAACCTATTGCTTCACATAATTCTTCTGATCTAAATCCTGATGTAATAATAATTGGTTTATCAAACTTTGCTCTAATAGGCTCTAATACTGTATAGCATAAATCGGTTAAGTTTTTAATTTCTCCACTACCAGCTTTGTTCTCAATTCCTTTACGAACTGCTGTCATAGACTTTTCAAATTCTTCTAATTTAAAATGTTTGGAAAGTTGCATAAAGGCTCCTTTAAAAATATTTAAGAAATTTAATCAGGTTTAGGATATTTATCTTTAACTGCTGTTCTTTTAGCTTGTAAATCTGTAAGTGTATCTCCACCATCTAGTAGAGCATGAATACAATCGTTATGATTTGGATATTCTGTTAGTCTATCTCTTTGATATTGTTTAGCATCATATTCAGATTGCATAGTTGCTAAACCATCATTACATTCTTGTTCAGTAGGTTTTGCTTTACTACCATCATGTATAATTAAATTTGCATAAACTTTATTTTTGCTATCACTCCAACCGAACCATTGTTCAGTATGAAGTTGAATTAAATAATCTTCTATGTGATTTGGTCTACCATTAATATCCATTATTGACTATCTCCTAATCTTATAAAACTTACATAAGATTGATTTGCTGTTGAGCTTCCTCTTGTATATGTACTTGAATTTGCTGCATTAACTCCAAGTTTTACTTTTTGATTTGAAACATTTGAAACATTTACAAAAGCACAAATTGTTGATGAAGTGGAAGTGTCTCCACTTCCATTAAAAATAGAAGTCCATCCTACACCTCTTTCGGTATAACTAGAATTATCATTAGTAGTTATAAGTTCACTATAGACATATCTTGAAACAGCACTATCTAATTTCCAAGAACAATTCCAAACAACTTGATATAAACCAGTAACAGGAAAACTCCAAATACCACTACTAACTGACATTCCAGTTCCAATTTTTTCAAAAGTATCTTCATCACATCTTTCCCAATTAGCAGTAATTGGTTGAACTGAACCAGAAAATGAAGTTGTTATTCTCCACATATCAGCTTCAGTAATTCCACCAGCAGCTTGAAAGTCAGTTGCAGTTGCAGAAGTAGCTGTCCATTTTTGTCCAGCGCTAGCTGTATCACTTCTGTTTATACTTCTGTTATTTAATGTTATTATTGCCATTGATTACTCCTTTGGATTTGCGTCTTTAATTTTTTTAACTTCTGATTTCCAATTATCTATATCATGGTAAATCATATCTAGTTGGTTTTGCCAATTTCCTAGTTTAGAAAGATATTCTTTTTCTCTATCTCTTTGATATTTGTTAGCATCATAAGCAGTTTGTAACTCTGCTTGTTTAGCTTCTATATCAGCTTTAGAAATAGGTGTTGTTCCATTATGCCAAGTTATTTGATCTAAATCATCTGCATTAACTGAAACTTTTGCGTTAGGATTAATTGCTAAAATTGCTGAAATTATATCTGTCATTATGCTAGTACCTCCATTAAAGTTACTGATGAAGCAGCTCTTGGCATATTAGTAGCATCGCCATCACTTTGTGTTCTATTAAAACACAAAGAATAATTTGTATCACTGACACTGCCTTGAATTTTATATGTAGTTGCTGAAGTTGTTGATGGAGAATCTAAAAAATGAATAACAGAAGAAACCATATTATTTGAATCTCCAAGCCAAGCATTTTTTGTTACTCTTTTTCTATTACTAGCAGCATCACCTACATATATATCTGATGAACCTCTTAAAAGTTTTATATAGTGTTGTGTGCTATTCACACTAATACTTAAATCATACAAAATTAAAATTTTACTTGATGTTGCTGATGGAGTGATAGTTGCACTCATTCCAGTTACATCAACAAAAGATGCAGAGTTTGTTGTAAAAGTATCAGTCTTAACTGTTTGAATAACTTGTGCAATTTTTCCAAATCCAGTTGCTTTAGCAGCAGTAACAGCATCATCAGCAAGTTTTGCAGTAGTTACAGTTCCATCTGCTGGTGTATTAACAACACCTACTCCTAAATGTAGAATAAAATCGTTTGTATCTGTTGATGGCATTGCAACACCAAAATCAACACTTGTACCAGAGACAGTTACATTTCCAAATTGGCATACACCATTAATTGATATAATTAATGAGTTAGCTGAATTTGGTGTAAATGCTACTGAACTTTTTGTTAACGAATAGCTTTGACTACCATCAAAAGTAATTGCATCTAATTTTTCTATGTTTGAAATTTTGTCTAAACCACGACCTATATATGCCATAAATTATTCCTTTGGATTATCTGTTCTAACTTTATTGTAAGCTGTTTTGTAAGCATTCCATTTTGTACTATCCCCACCTATTTCTTTTTCGGTGTATGCTTCTGCAAATTCTTGAAGTGATGGATAGGCATCAGCTCTTGCTCTTGCGTAAGCTAAATTATTATACTCAGTTTGTAACTCTGCTTGTTTCGCTTGAATATCTGCTTTTGAAATTACTGCTGTTCCATTGTGCCAAGTTATTTGTTCAAAATCTTCTGCATTAACAGAAACTTCTGCACTTGGATTAATTGCTTTTATTGCTGAAATTATATCTGTCATTATGCTAATACCTCTATTAATGTTAATGTTGATGCACTTCTTACATGATAAGCATTATCAGCATCATTAGTACCTTGATTTAAATAAAGAGTTCCATTTTCTGCTGTCCATTGTAATTTATAAGTTATCACATCAGTTAATGAATAACTTGGTGTGTCTAAATACATTCCTGAAAATGATGCGGCAGTTGCACTCCAGTTACCACCTTGTGCTGCTCTTTCTCTACTACCAGCAGCATCTCCAGTAAAAGCAGTAATTGTAGAATATCCGCCGCTATCTACATCTCTTTGAACATGATAAGCTATTCCTCCTGAATTACCAAGCAGTAGTGATGGTATTATTAAAATCTTTGATGATGCAGCAACTGGAGTAATTGTTCTGCTCATACCGCTCATATCTTCATAAGTTGTTGATGTAGTTGATGTAACATCTGTTTTAACTGTTTGAACTATTTGTCCAAATTTTCCAGCACCTTTGATTAAACTGTAATCAATTCTATTTAACACACCTGAATTACTAACTAAAAATTCATCAGTATCGTCTGGAGAAACTGCAAGCGCTGTATCTGCTGAAATTATATCTTGTGCTAGTTTAGCATTTGAAACTACTCCATCTGTAATGTCAGAAGCAGTTAAAACCTTATCTGCTGGTTTAGAACCTATATACATCTTACGTTATCTCCATAACAGAAAAACTTGCATCTATTTTTCCGCTAACTGAACAATCAATTAAAATATCATCTGTTGTTTGAAGTGTAATTTTGTTTGGCAAAGCATTTATTGAACTTCCACTTGGTAAACTTACATCTTTTAATAAATAAACATCTGCATTAGTATTTGGATTTGAACCTGATGTACTTGATGTTAATTTAACACTTACTGTTACTGATGTAGTGTGCATATTACATAAATATAAAGCCAATCCTACTGTAGTTGTGCTTGATGGAACTGTATATAAAACTAAAGGTGTTCCAGCACTTGTAGGCATTGCATCATTTGATACTTGCTTAAATGTATTTGCCATTTATTTTTTCTCCTTGTTTAATCAACCTAAAGCAATCGCAAGTGCAGTAGCTTGAGGGTCTGTTTCTGCTGGTACTAAACTTGTTACTTCTGTTGTTGTTAAATTTGAATCATTTGTGCTTGTGTTAATATAAAAAGGTAAATTAATCCAAGCCCCACCATCATAAATTTTTGGTTGCCAAGCTGTTGCTGTTGTTGTGTCAATCCATATTGTTCCTGTCCCAACTGATGCGGGAGCAGAAGAACCAGCATGTGTAGTATTTAATGAGTTTAAACTACTATTTAAAGTAGTTCTAAAAGTTGCGAATGTTTGATTATCAATCGCTATTTGTGAAACTTGTGTCATATATTATCCTGTCCCTTTTGCCTGATAGTCAAAAGTTCTGTTTATACTTGTAGCAGATGAATTAAAAAATTCAATAGTAAATCCTGTTGTGCTTTTTCCTGAGATTGTAAAATAATCTCCTGTTGTCATATTTTGACCACTTATAATTATTGATGGATTTAACCTAAACGCATTTGAATAAGTAACAGCTAATCCACCTGTCCCACTAGCCAAATCTGCACCTGATTCTAATTTTTCTTTTAGACTTGCAGTAACAGTTAAATTTTCTATCAAAGTTCTAGAATCTTGATCTGCTGATGTTAATAAAACTCTAAATTTAAAATACCGACCTTTAAATTCTCCTGTTGTAAAACTTTGAAAAGAACTAAAAGTTATATTATCATCACTTGTTGATATTTGTAATATAGAATTACAATTTTGAACTGTCTTTCCATCAAAAGGGTCTGGTGTTCCACTATCTATATTTGTTGAACTACTTGGTCTGCCACCATCAATATATTCAGCAACATTTTCTACAATCTGCTGGACATTGGATTCAAATTTAGCTTTAAATATAGCTGGTAAAGTTATTGTATTTGAAAATTCATAAATGCCTGTGCTTGGTACAGATGATGATGAATTTCCTAATGTTCCTGTTGCAGTTAAACCAATATGATTAACAGAATTTTTTACTACTACTTCTGCATTTGTTTTTGAACCAGAAAAGGCAGTATGTTCATTAATTGTAGTTTCCAAAACATAATTTGATATATCAATACTTGATACAATTAAAGTTTCTATAATAGATTGATTACCTCTTTTATCTTCTGCTTTAATTAAATATGTTCCTTTTTGAAAAGGTACTGTTGCGGTAGTTGCGGGTCTTGCAATTTTATTAATTACATTTTTTGAATTTATAAAAGTTGCTCCTGTTGTATTTGGATTATGTTTAATTACATAATAAGCAAGGTCTAAATCTGTTACAGCATTCCAAGATAATACAGCTTGATCTCCTACAACATTTATTGAAAAATTTTCTACATTACTTGGTGGTGCTGATTGTCCTACAACAGTATGTGTTTGAGTAATATAATCTGATCTTACTCCCATAGTATTTATATATCTAACTCTTACAAAATATTGAGTATCATCTTTGACATTTAAGACTTCAAATCTTGTTTGTTTTCCCATGCCTACTTCTGAATAAGTTAAACCATCTTCTGATATTTCTACTTCAAAATAATCATAAAACGCATCTATTGCTGGTATAGTTTGATCTAAAGGTAATACATCAATTAATAATTTTGTTATAATAACTCCATCATTATAAGTAACAATAGTATCAGAAATAATTAAAAAATCAGTAACCTCTGACAAATCTATTGTTGCAAATGGATTGGGAAGTGTTGTGCTAGGTACAGTTGCCGCCTGTGTTTTAGTAGCCCAAGTGTAATGTGCATCTTGATGAATAACTAAACTTATATCTATAAGATAATCTTCTCTAAAAGTAATTCCTATAACTCTATGTGGTTTTGCAGAATATCCTAAAGATGATAATGTAATATTAACTATATCTCCTATTGCTAAATCATAAGCATCAAAACCTACTGTTAATTGTAATCCTTTTGAATCTCTTGATCTTCTACAAATTACCTCTGCTATTTCTAAAGCCTGATATGGATTTGTGATTGTGGTAAAATCAAATCTTCCTTCTAATAAAAAACCACCATCAGCAGTTTTCATTGTTGAGTGTTGATCTGCTGACGCATAACCACTATCATCTATTTCTGGCCATTGAACTTCATCTACTTGCCAACTTCTATCAGGATTAATATAAGAAACTATAACTCTGTTGTATTTTGAAGATTTACTTTCACTTGCTAAACTATATCCGCCAATAATATCATCTTCGGTTAAAGTTATAGAAGCTGAACCTGTTGTTTCTACTAATAATTTATATTTTCCACCTGTATATGGTAAATATGCACGACAACCTTTTACTAATTCTCTAACATTATCAATAATATTTCTTGATGTATCTAGAACTGCATTACAATCTAATATGTCTATTGCACTTCCACCTGAATAAGGAGTAACATCAGTATCACAAACTCCTGAAGCTGTATAAAAACTAGGTATATCTATATTTGCTATTGCAATTCCTTTTCCATATCTTTCATTTGTTAAATAATCTAATAAACACCAAGCTGGATTATTGGAGTGTGCCGCAGTTTGTGCTACCGAACTTGCATCATAAGCAACTACTTTTTTTCCTTTTATTAGTGCTTGAATTTTTGGAAGTCCTGAAAAAGCTTCTTGTTTCCATTTTAATTCTAAAGATATGTATGCGATTCCTCTTAATCTATGGTTAGATGTCCAAGATGTTAATGTGCCTAATAAATCACATTGTGCTTGGCTATCACTTCCATAATGACATTTAACACTTATTAAACTTGCACTATCTTTATAAAAATTTCCATCACTTGAATTTACTGTTCTTAAAGTATCATCTGCTAAAGTTCCTGACCAAGTAACTTCTTTATCATCTATATAAATTTTTTCTACACTTTCAATTTCTCCCTCACATAAAGCTAATGCTATGTAAAGATATTCATTATCAGTTCCGCTTGTTTCTACAAATACTCGTGTACCGCCAACTTTTCTTTCTCCATAAACAAGAGGAATAGATTGATCGTTTGATTGATGATTTAATAAAATTCCTTTTTCAAAATTATTAAAATCACTATCTCCAAAATCTGGTATATCAGGTCGTCTATTTGACATAAACAACCAACCAATCGCAAATACAGCTAAAGCAACGTAAGGGTTTTGTGTTGCCAATTTAAATACTTTTGTAACTACTTTAACCGCAGATGTAACTGCCTTTGTTACTACTTTGAAAGGATTAAAACCCATTATGCTCTACCCCATTTAATATCTAAAACTGTTTCACTTGAAAATTCCATACCTTTATCTGCACTAAAGAATCTTTGTTGTGAAGTATTATTAGTTTTTCTTCCTGATTTCTTTTCAAAGTCAGCCCAATGAGAAACTATATTTAAAGTTAATGCTGATGATGTTTCGTTTTCATTAATAATATAAGTTTCTATTGCACCTTTATATAATAAAAAAGGGTCAGCTATAATTGCATTATTAGCATCTAAAAATGCTCTATAAATTGTTACTGAATCATTAACTACATTTTCTGCTAATGCTATTGAAATATAAGATTGATCGGCACCTGATAAAGCTATTGCTATGCTTGATTTACTTATATCTGTTTCTTCTGATACTTCGGGATAACTAACTAAAAATTTGCTTGATGAATAAGTAACACTAGAACCTGATACTGAAGAAGTTAAATCGTGTACGCAATCTGTAATATTTTGTGGTGTGCTAAATCCAATAGTTATTAAATGAACAGGTTTAATTTCATTTGTTGCTAGGTGGTTCTTTACTGCTGTCGTTAGGCTTCTTGTCATGTTCCTCGTAACTTCTTCTGTTAATTTTTATTGTATCTAATATTTTATAATTTGCTTCTTTTGTTGGTTCATTATACTTTCCTAAATCGTTTGTTTCCATATTAATATTTTCACTATCAACTAATTCTTCAGCAAGTACATCAATATTCATCCAATACTTAACTAGATATTGAGCCATGCAATATTTTGTTATAAAGTTTCTTCAACATCAATCTCATACTTGTATAAAAGGCTTCCATCTTTATCATTTCCCACAACACCAAAAGATTGAACATTATTTACTAAATGAACTGTAAAAGGAACATTATCATAAGTTACTGCTGAATCGTCTGCTAATGCTGTTGTTAAAGGTGGTTCAATAGTAACAGTTGCGGCATTACTAGATGAAGTTACATCAGAAACAACCATATAAACTTTATCGTGTGATGCAAATTTTAAAAAGTCCCCAGCTTTAAATCTTCCAGCACCATCGCCAGCAAAGGCATCCATCGCTATTGTTGTATCTCCAACTGCGTGAACTCCATTAACTAAAACACTTCCTGTTTCACTTCCTCTAGCATCTTCTATTTCTGGTGGGATAATAGTAAAATTTTCTTTTCCACTTCTTTGTTTAACAATAAAAGCCATTAATTCTCCATAAACATCTGATCTATTTCCTGTAATAATTGATGCAGTAAAAGCCCATCTTTGAGAATCAATAGTTCTTGATAATTTTTTACCACTTATTGATTTAGATATAATTGTACTTTGAATTGATTGAATACCTAATGTTTCAAATTTAGAATTAGATATAGGAAATGCACCACTCATTATACTAACTCTCTCCTACCTTTTTCATTTAAAGCATTATTTATTATTGAAGTTATAATACCTCTATTTTCTACTAAAACATTGCTAAAGCTACTTGAATCTATTGCTTCAATATTAAAATTAACATTAACACTTCCGCCACCTGTTCCTCTAGCATTTTGTTGTATTTGACCTGTGCTATTTGGTACAAATACCTCTGGCCCTCTTTCTCCAACTACAATGGGTTTCCCTTTTGATACTGCACCACCACTAGCAAAAAGTTTCATACCACTTCCACCGCCGCCACCACCCATCATCATAAGTAGCGCTTGATAGAAAACTTGTTTTTTCTTTTCTTTTGTTATGTTTTTTTCCATCGCTAATTTGTCTTTATCTTTTTTAATTATTTTACTTAATATAAATTCTTCTATCATTACTAAAGCAATTCTTTCTATCATTTTTGCTAATATATCTACCAACAAACCTTTTGCTAATTCTTTAAAAGAAGCATTTATTTTTTTTCCATAAACAACTGCTTCAGCTAACATTCTTGAAAATCCTTGAACACCTGTATTTACAACAGTTAGAATTTCATTTGATAAACTCCATTGTTGATTTTGTTGTCGTATTTTATCTAAAACTTCTTCTTCCAAAGATGCTTTTTCTTTTGTTGCTTCTACAAGTTTGCGATCTGATTCAAATATGTTAAAGCTAGATTGTACTCTTTTTTTAGAAATTTCTTCTGATTTTTTAACAGCTTCTATTAATTTATTATTTTCTTCAAAAATATTTCTTGTTAATTCTACTTCTTTTTCTAATTCTTTTGTTATTTTTTTATGGCTACCAAGTTGATCTAATAGCATAGTTGGGTCGTATGCTTTTTTTTGTGCTTGATAGTTAGAATCTATTTTTTTTGCTATGTCATCTAATTGTTTTCCTAAAGCAATATACGCAGTTGTACCAGCCGCCGCCGCCGCCGCAACTAAACCTAAACCTAAACCTGACAAAGCTGCAATAGTAGTTAATGGAACAACAACCCCAACTAATGCTCTACCCCATTTTAAAAACATAGCCGCAACTTTTAATGAAATTAATATTTTTATAGTTTCCATTACTGCTGTTGAATGTTTGACTAGAAGTTTCATTCCATTGGCTAATCCCTCAACTGCTACTGCTAAAGTTGTTCCAATGGTTACTGCAATCTTGTCCATTGTTTCTGAATTTTTTTCTAATGATTTATTAAGGTCGCCAAATTGTTTTTTAAGTTGTGAAAAGAAACCAGCATCTAATAGAACTCTTTTAAAGTTAAAAACTTTATCTCCTATCATTGACAAAGTTCCACTAAATGTTTTTGCTAGTTCATCTGTTGCTCCATCAAATTTTCCACCCTCTCCAAATACTCTATCAAATGCTTTGGCTGTTTCTTCTACTGAAGCTGTTGCACCAGCTTTGAAACCAAGCATTTCTTTAACTCCTTTATCTCTAAATAAATCTGCGGCAGAGATACCAGCAGACAATGATCTTTGGATTTGTTCAGCAGTAGTTTTAAAATCTAGTCCTGTTACAGCCGCAACATTACCTGTGATCTTCATTAAATGTGCTAATTCTTTAGCATCATCACTAACAACTGCTAATACTCCTGAACCTTTTTGTATTTCTTCTAGTGAGAAAGGAACTTTGGCGGCAAATTTTGCCATTTCATCAAAAGCTTTTCCGCCCTCTTTTGCTGAACCAAATAAGAATTTTAATTGAACTTGTAGGTTTTCAATTTGCTTTCCTGTATTAACTATATTTCTAATAACAAGACCAGCACCTAAACCGATAAAGGCATTTCTTAAATTAAATACTGATTGTTTTAATCTTCCTAGACTACCTTGCAAACCTCGTAAGGCTTGTTTTGACCTATCCTTTGCTACTATATCTATGTTAAGTTTTTGTGTTGCCATTATCTATATTTTCCATGTTTTGATATTCTCTCTTGACTTTTATACTCATCTTGTTCTTTTTTCAAGTAAGCTAACCAAAGATTATAATGGCTTACAGGCATATCTAAAACTTGTTGGTATGTAATATGAAGTCTGTCGGCTACCGCTAATTGCGACCTGATGTTAGGGTCGCTACTTACTTTTTTTCGGCATCCTCGTAATTAGTGTCTAGTAAGATTTTATTGGCTATTGTTG